CAAATATGTACACACCTCTGGTCCCACTCGTTAGAGCCCAGGGATCCACCATAAGACCGCAGTCTTTAATAACGCAAGTTCTCTTGCAAGTATTTTTCAAAACTCGCAAAAGATTTAATATTTGTGAACCCGACTAATTGTTCCACCAACAATTCAGCCTGTTTAAACGATAACCTATTATAAGATGCTGTCATCGCCAGCAAATCTTCCGTAGGGCCATCTCGAAAAGGTTTCAACTTATCGTGAATCGCCTGTTGATACTGCTTAAAGTTCAACCTTTTTGCATCAACAGTGACGTCCCCACTTTTACCAAAAGGCTTGCTGTTCAATTTTTGAGCAAGTTTTAACGGGTTATAAAACAAATGCCCCTTGAAATATAACATTCCACAAAACTCTGGCAAAGCAGACGCAGGCACCGTTGGTTTAAAAACCAATATCTTGTCGTATAATTCAAACTGAACTTTGAGTTCTTTAAGCCAAGCTAATGTATCATCACCTTTGATAACCATGCACAATACATTTTCATCTCCGCCAACAAGTGCTAGATTAACAAATAGCAACAACAATGTGTTAGTGAAGAGTGTGGCCGGTTCTCCAGAGGTTTTTCTCCATTTAGATGTATAAGAATACCCAACACCGCGAACTCGCATTTTTTCACGGGCGGCGTAATACAAATTCAGCAAATTACTGTTACCAGTTAGTTTTTCCAAAAACCATCTTTCGACTTGTTGAGTCCGCTCTTGCTGACTTGCATCATATTCTGGTTGATCAGACATAAACGGGTGTGAATCATTGACAGGCATAACCAGATTAATTGCCTCTTGCAATGCTTCGTCGCTCATTCCATTAGCAAACACATACTTATCTTTCAAGTGTGCTATCAACATCTCTTCAGCCTCTCTGAAGAATGTTCCAAATACCAAATTTAGGAAAGTGTTCCAACCTGTAACTGGTTGACCAGCTTTGTTCTTGAAAGCTGCATCTGGACCACCTTTAATTTTGTCCTGCTGCTTCATGAATTCATCTATAACGAACTTAAAAACATTCGCTATATCTTCATTCAAAACGGGCAATTTTCGATTCCCGGCATACTTCTTGGCTTGATCCAGAATCTTTTGATGCATCTTTTCTCTCAAAGAGTCCAAATTAAACACTTCCTTCATGCAGCCTTTGACCACTTTGTCAAATTCTAAAAGAGTGATTTTTGGTCTACCCTCCAACACTGATCTAACGTTCTTAGTTGTCGTATTCCTTTCTATCGCAGTATGCACTGCATATTGGATATCATACGATCGCTGGCTTTTCCCATACTTTGTTGCGCTGAGCGCTTGCTCCGAACGCACTTTGCCATTTTGTTCCTGGTACTTATTTTTGTCTATTCTCATGACATCTGAAGGTGGGTTTATAGTTCTAAAGAACATAGACGCTCGAACATTGTCCACCGGTGATGTACCAATAGCTGCTTCTAAAAGAGCAGGGTCAAATTGACCATCTAACGGCACACTCCTGGATGGCTTCGCTTCAAATTTTTCAACCATTTTAACAATATTTGGGTAAGGCACGGTCAGCTTCGCTCCATGCATTTCTGTATTGATAATAAAACCCATGGTCTCTTTCAACTGTCGCCTAACAGCCGGATCCATAGACACTAAATTTAAATAATCGGCGCCGCGAGTTAAAGCAACAACTCTAAGATCATAAGTTCTCCACATAATCATATCACGCGGTGCAATCCACAAATTAGCCGAAGCCTTCGATTTACCTTGTCCTGAACGAACGGTGCACAAATGACCTAAATCTCTAGCTTCAATAATCGGCATGACTTCCGTCTTAGTCAAATCAGAGAACACTAGATTAATATCAGCTTTAGGCGCACTCTCAGGATCACATAAGGTGACTTTCGTGTCAGCCCCTAGTTTTTTACAGATTACATCATAACCCAAACAGGTTGTCATATATCGACAAAGATTGCGACCGCATCTATATGTAGCAGTGCTTTCCTTCATCGTCTTCCAAAACCAACGGAAGTTGGTAGTTGCATGCCCTGCAGGCAACACACCATCTGTATCTCTATAACCAGTTTGCTGTATATCCCCTTGAATAATGTGAGTGGCATTAGGCGCCATGGTAAACATAACGCAATAGTACTCAATTGGGTGCATAATCCCTTCCTCATAGTAAATATTCTCATATTTATGCAATTTAATCTGACTAAATGGTTTATGATAAGTGCATGCACTAACTTCTTTACAATTCCCATACTTCTTTCGGTGATCTGATAAAAAATCAGTCAATTGCTCAGATGTCCCGCAAACGTACAAGTCAATGCCATTTCTAAATGAATCCAATGCGGCTTTAGTTTTTCCACCGCCAAAGGCGTAATTGCGGAATTCTGTTTTAACAGAATGCAAAGTCTTCTTGTCTAACATCTGGTTCAACAACACTTTCATCTTATCGTTAACAGCTAACATAAGTGTAGCGTACTCATTGGCAGGTAAGTGAGCAAAAATCGTAGACTGACTTTTGAAATTTTGCATACATTCAATATAAAACTCGTATTTTATGCGAAAATCGCCTTTCGCTTGTTTATCTAATTCAGACATGCAATATTTATAGGCGGCTCGATCTCTATAAATCCAAGCTTCGCGCAACATGCGACCTTCTTCTACTGAGTACTTTGTGGCAATCTTGCTAAATGTATCACACGGCTCACTAACAACGGACGGATTTTCAACTATCAAAGACTTGACATCGTGAACCATTCTTGGTCTGCTGGACGGACTCGTTTTCTGTGAGCTGGATGGAGATGACCTCTTCTTCAAATTAGCAGGCTTCGGATCCGCATCTGGAACGTCAGGTTTATCCGGCTCTCCTTCTTCTTCCATTTCAAGCAATGACTCCAATTCTTCAGAGAAGTCGTCAAATTCCGGACCCTCATAAACTCGGTAAAACACCTTTTGCGGGTTTAAATGCGCATCCCATCGATAGGCGTTGTCTCGAGGTTTAAAACCGCAAGCTCTAAAATAGGCATCCCACGATGCTAATGGGTAATAAGTGGTGACCTCTGGCATATCCGGGGTTGGATCTAAAACTTGATCGTAAATATAGTGAGCAAAATCAACTGTGACTTTTTCCCGTATGCTCATAACATTATGCTCACGTATCAGGATGACTCCTTTCTTATCAGTCACTCGACACAACTCTGCTACTCTACCTTGAGCATCTGCACAATGATGCAACGCCATCAACGCAAATGTGACATCCATTGAACTGGAGGCAAAAGGGAGTGCAGAATTTCCATTAACTTGCGAAAAGTTAAGTATATCAGCATTCTTGCAAGGTCGCACATCGCACGCAAACCGGAATTCTGGTTTAATGTGCAAGCGATTGGCTATGTTGGCGGTTGTTGACCCATCGCCGCAACCGAAATCTAACATATTCCCAAACTCACGCTCAGGTAACATTGCTGTAATAACTCCTCCTTTAGGTCGTAATGGCGTGGCCAATCGCTGGTTCCACAAAATTCTCAAATTCGCTGTGATCAATTTATCATTGTAATGTCTAGCGATTCCATTTTTGAAACATTCAACCATCTGCCCTCCTACCGGATCTGCTTTATCGGTCGAGTACCGCAAAAACGTTTGCATACGCATCATATCGCCTCTAAGAGCAAAATCCATATATCGTGATGCCACGCTTTCGACTTGCAGTGGGACCAGCTTCGGAATAAAAACCGGGGCTTTGACTTTCATTTTCCCTAAGTCTTGCAATGATTTGGCTTTAGCAACTGCTAAATCCACTTCCAATTCAAATACTGTTTTAGTTCTAGTGGAGATATCTTCCACCACGGAACCCGCAGCAGATGCGACACTAACATCGCTACCAGACTCCGCAGACTCCTCATCACTAGATTCTTCATCACCGTCGGACGAATCCTCGCTATAGTCATAACCTGACATATCTGAACCTTCTTCGCTTCCACTCTCTTCGTCATCACCATCCGATTCAATCATTGAATCACCATCCACTGATAGAGGCTCCGTGCTACCTGGAGACATTGGCGGCGCACTAGGTGCGGGCAACTCCGGCGTTACAGGTCTGGTGGGAGTAGGTGTACTTTCAAC